ACTTATAAAACACCCAATCAGTACGTGCCAGCCCATCGACCTCATCCAAGTTATAAACGATTAAATAATACTCGTCGTCTTCGCCCGCTTCCCAAACCAACTCACGCTGATATACGTAATATGGCTCGGTTACTGGCTCACCCGTATCACGCACACACGCACATAATCCAAATATAAATAATATACTAATTATTGCCAGAATAAATCGCTTCAACATCCAACTGCTTCCCACTAGCCAAAAACTCTTTAATATAATCAACCACGTCTTGATGTCCCTCACCATAAACCTGCTCAACAAATATCTCAGGCGTAATTGCACCATTGCTTAATGCTGGCATATAACGATTTAATCTATCGTATAACTCATCAACTTTACCGCTTGCTGTTTCCTCGTCCTCGCCATACCATTTCATACGATACTCGACCTTACTCATAATACCCGATGCCACATCCAAACGGTCACGTTGCATCTCGGTCTCTTTATCCTCGATAATACTATCGTCAAATTTGATAACTACTGCATCGTCGCCGATCGGGTTGTCCGTAAACGTGTTGCTTGCATAAATAACGGCTTTAATAATCCCACGTAATACACCTTCGAGTAATAATTCGTGCTTTTTAATCGAGCGATATAACGTCGAGTTTTCGCTTATAACCTGCGTTGCGGTTGCAATAGCCGACCCGTCAAATTTATAATAATTTTCACCCATACCGCACTTGCTAGCGAGATATGATAATTCAGCGTTAATACCTTTGATATAAGCGTCATATCGTAAATCGTCCGACTTGTTAGTTACTAACGGCTTACCGTCGTCGTTATCTGGTAAATGGTAAAATAGCACATCATACGGATCAAACGTCCGTATCATCTCACCATCGACCTTATTAACCGTCCAAGCCTCTGATGAGATAAACATACGTTTACGCCCTAGCACGTACTCCAAATCAAACCCGTCGTATTTGTTATCGATGGCTTTTAACGTGTCAATCGAATTGGCAAATATGCTTATACCGATTTCCTCATCCATACCGACCGATAATATATTGCTTGATATATTCGGACGTATGATTTGAAACCACGGCAATGGAGATAGCGTATCAAATTCATACTGCTCGATAACACGTTCACTCGTATCAAGCACATAATTGTGTATTACATAATTGCCACGTGCATTTATACGATGTATCGACACGTTCGTGCCATCACTATTACGTGCGACAAACCCACACTCAATAACCTGCTTGTTATGCACGGTAAGCGGATAACATTTCATTTTATTAACGAAATCAACCTCGACCTTAGCACTCGACTTGTCAACACGACCTGTTACCTCACCGACACGTAACCCAACCACGTTTACCACCAACGCACCATACCCGAGTGCGAATGATTTCTCAACCGCCTCATTTGCCTTAACCCAAAAGTTCGTGTTATTTAACACCTCTTGCAATACCTCGTTGTTATCAACAGTAATCGTGCAACGCTCATTAAATAATACGTTAGCCCAATCCTCGCATATCTTTTTTGCCATTTGCAACGTTTTGCGTCGCATCTCCAAATAATTCGTCCCATTATACACACGATAATTATGAAATCCAAACACCTCGCCACGATACCACGACAACCACTCTTCAGTGTGGACAGATTGTGGTATTGCACCTTTAAGCAAATCGTTAATCATTATCTATCAACTCCTTCATATATTCTTCGATGGAATATTCCAACGCATCAAGCGTGTCGATATCACTAGTGCCATCATCCAACCGCTTATCATTATCATCCCAAACTGCTTGCGATAATGCGTTTATAACGGTTTTGCATTTACGCATAACAAAAAACCTACCCAAGCCCATTAAACGCAACACAAGGTCAATTCGTGTGTTAATTTCACGTTTTAACGCTGGCACAACGTTACAATGTAATCTATTACGTAATGCTGCATTTTTAAGTCCACGTATCAATACCGGCTCAGCATTATCCGCACGGCACTTAAATGCACGGTCGTAATTGGCATAAACCATCTCGGCAAAAGCGATAAACTTGTCGTCCAACTCACTCGGCGATAACTCCTCCTCGTGCCGTTCGGCTTCAAGCACAACGACATTACGCATACGAGTAGTTATACCAACGCACACGAACGTGGTTGCCGATTTATTACCACCGAAATCAATACCAACATTTATAAGCACTAAATCACCCGGCACAGTATCGAGTATAAACCTTTCCGGTTTATCGGCAAATTTACGATAAATAACACCCTCCGCCTTAACCCATAGCCCACGTATATATCGCTCATAAAAAACGCCCTCATACATCATCTCATATCGTTGCTTAATAACAGGTGCAAGTGACGGGTTATCGTCCATTGTAAAATGCAAATATAACGCATTTTTGCTTTGTGCTTGCTTGATCCACTCGTTATAAAACCAGTGGTTAGGTGATGCAGGGTTACAACTAAACCAAAACTTGCTACCGGTTACTGAGCAACGCCCGAGTGCCATATCGACGAACGATTTGGGCATAAGCACGACCTCATCTAGCAATATGCCGGCAAGGGTTATACCTTGTATCATCTTATACGATGCCTCGTCCTTACCACCGAACACATAAAAATAATTTATTTTATTGCCACGAGATGTGGTTAATAAGCCCTCAGTGCTCGTGTAATGCAACGTAAAATGCGTCTGTAAATACACAACACCTAATAATACCTTTATGATATTACGCTCGCAAGAACGAACGGTTTTTGAGCATATACCGAAATTCATGCCATTAAACTTGTCCATCGCCCATAAAACAAACGCTATCATCATGGCGGATGTTTTACCCGAACGTATCGCACCATCGGCTATAATGGCATCATATTTGGTAAACCCAAACTTGAATATTTGTTTTTGCTTATCGCTAAATGCCATCTTTAATCGCCTTGGTTAATGGATCATCCTCAACTGTTAAATTGCCCGATACACCGATATTATCCTTTTGCCCTAGATATTGTTTACCAAGCCAAATTGCCATAGCAACATTTTTCTCCGCCATGGCAAATTGGTTACGGCGTAATGAGGTTAAACCGGGCGAACGCAATTCAGCAAACGCCTCGGCAAATGTTTTCCCACCATATTGTTCCTTACAAAAATTAGTTATGGTATCGTGCGAGCAATGGAAGAAATTGGCTATTTCAACAGCGGTGCATTGTAAAGCACACAATTTCTCAAACTGCTCTTTATCGATTGGCGTAAAAGGACGCCCACCCGGATTTTTTCCAATATCACGCTTCATACACAACTCCTTATATTTTTATATGTCTACGATTTACTACATTATACCACACAAATAATACAAAAGCAAACACAAAAATAAACGCCTAAAAACGCCCGTATTTTGCGCTACAATCGATTTTCACCATTTGCTCGAGTAAATATTGCGACCCTCGAATAAAAACGATTATACGTGAAAAACTACAACTTGCAGGGTTTGCAGGGTTTTGGGCGTTTTTCATATCTTTTTTTATATATATTTTTCTCACGCGTAAAAGGTAGAAAAAACAATAAAACCCTGCAAACCCTGTATTTTTTAAACTATATATAAACTAGATATAAATGTTTGCTTAACTTTTAAATAAGAGTTAAATAAATTATATAAAATATATGTTTACAATTATATAACTATATGGTATAATACTGAGGTGTAAGGAGGTGGTACATAATGACATTAGGCGAATATGTACGAAATACGAGAAAGGATTTGGCATTGACGCAGGTAGAATTTGCGAGCAAGGTAAAAATAACACCGGTACGCTTATCGCAAATTGAGAATGGAGCGATGCCAGGAGCAAAAGTGTTGCGGTTATTGGCAAAATATTTTAAAACCGATACTGCAACATTACGGGCGATGGTAAATGACAAATCGTTATAATTTACCAAGTGGGTTTGTTAATTTATGCAACGCACCACGCACACCAATGCCACACAGGTATAGCGTAACGGAGTTATTAAAGCCGAGGTGGATGGTTAATTTAATGCGTGCTAACCCACGGTTATTGGATGGTGATGTGAGCGATCAAGTGCTAATGATACTTGGGACGGCGGTGCATAAGGTATTGGAGGAGCACACGAGCGAGGGGTTTGCTGAACGCAAAATCGAGCGAGTGGTTGGTGAGGACACGTTGGTTGGGGTAATAGACCTATACAACCCGGACACGTACACGATTGAGGATTATAAGGTAACGACGACACGGCATACGGGGACGGATGAGTGGCGGTTGCAAGGGTTAATGTACGCATGGTTGCTACGACCGGAGTACGTTGACAGGTTACGATTTCACGCTATATTACGTGACTGGACATATCACCACGATGGACCAGCAGTATGGACGTGGGAGTACAAAGTCATGGCGGATGACATGGCGTATATTGAGGCGTATATTAAAACGTGGTTAAGCAATACCGAGCCATGCACACCGAGTGAACGCTGGAATGATGGCGACACATGGTGGTTATATAAGGACGGTAACGTGCGAGCGACACACCAGTGTGCGAGCGACACGGTAGCACCTAAAGGTTATCATGTGGTATACCGGGCGGGTGTTGATAAGCGGTGCGAACGGTGGTGTCCGGTTGCATCGGTATGCAAAGCGAAGAGAGAGAGGTTATAATGGGACAAGCGGTATTAGTAATTGGGAAATCGGGCAGTGGTAAATCGACGTCACTGCGAAATCTGAGTGACGTTGGTGTGATAAACGTGCTGGGCAAGCCGTTACCATTTAAGGGTGAGGTGAAGTGGGTTAAGACGGACGATTATGCAAAGGTAAAATCGGTATTGTTGGGAGCACAGACGTCACGGATTGTTATTGACGACGCTGGGT